AAATGACACTTTGGTTTTGTTTTTTGACAGGTTAAAGATTCCAGAGTGGTCCGCATCCGTTACGGGTGTCGTTCCATCTCCAAAAATGTTGTCCCATCTAGAACAATGTTCATCGCAAGACTGTTTGTAGATGTTGTAGCGATTTGTTTTTTCGCTGAAGCATCTAGTTGTGTCCACGAAAATACATCATTTGCATTGTTCACAGTCACGTCTTGTAAGGCAGGCACACTCATACCAGCGTCAGAACCGTTAGACTCTATTGAAATACTCAATGTTGCCTGAACGCCACTTACGCCTGGTGCTGGATAGATATAAGCCATATCTTGTCTCCTTTTAAGTTATTGTTATTAATCTGACAGCAATTTCTGTAATCAGTAAATCACCTTGATAACTTTGAGTAACATCACTTTCGCGTCTATGAACTCCAGACACTGTGGTGATATTCTTCGCGTTCTTCAAATTGTTTACCAATGTAGAGTAATTGGCTGGCAGACTTTTAGCATCAGATGAAAAGTAAATTATGACTGATTGTACTGTACTATTTAGATGCACACCATCCAAAGCAGTTATAATAGGATCTTCCGTTATGTTGGGTTGATCCACGTATATTGTTTTGGGGTTGGTCACATACAACACCACACCACTTGCTGTGTAAGGCAAATTGGTGGACTTGCTGTAGGTTCCCAAACTGAGTGTGTCTATGTAATCAAGCACTTCTTGTCTCATTATCTCACCCTTTTTAGATTGTATTGTCCTGGTGTTTTTTCTGTGGATTCCACCGTGGAATCACCATCAAAATCATACCAGTCACCCGCTGTGATCAGTTCCTGAAATAGACTTTCTGCCTTGTTGGCATAATAACCCATCTTCTGTCTCTCTGCGTTGTCCTCATTGCCAAAGTCAGCAATTTTAGGCAAAATAAGATCAGCAAGAGCAGAGTAGACACACAAATCTGTGAAGTCATTTGTTCTTCCTATTATTTTGTCTGGGTCAAGAGCAGGGATATCTGCCACTGTGTTGATAGCAGTGGCACCTGATTGGCGGATGTAATACTCTCTCCACCAAGACGATGAACGAACCTTTGTGAGAATTCGTTCTGTCGCCCTGATTAAAAGTGTTTCAATTGAGTCATCAGTCAAGCCTTCATTGGCATCAAACAGTCTCTGATCTTTTTCTTTGACATCTTGATACTCAGCGAAACTTATGGTCACGCCGTTTTCTATTATAAAGGCCATATTACTGATCTCCTGATTATACCGCGTTACTTACGATTTTAACACCGTGAGTGTTTTGAAGTATTGCTTGTCCAACCACAGCAGACATCATAATGTCTGTGCTTCTTGAACTCGCTTTATCTTCTGTTTTCATCGCAACTCCACCACGCATAGCGTGAGCTAGAGCTGATCTTGAGAAAACTGCACCTACTGCATTAAGAGTTGCATCTGCATCTGTATCTAAATCTTTCTTAACTAAAGATGATTCAAACACTTGACATCCTGCAAATGTACCCAAGTAGTATTGTCTTAAAATTGATGAACCAATTTCAGATGCAGTTGTGCTGTAAACACCACTTGCACTTGCTAAAGATTTTTTCAATTGAACGGCTTGCTTAGGTGACACGATTGCACTTAAAGGTCCAACAATTTTGTTGTCTCTTAATGTAGCGATAGCGTCTAACATATTGTCCACAGTTAAATCTGCGTCTTCTGTTCCAACTGATTGAGTGAATGAGTTGAATAGATCAAATACTTTTGAGTCCATTTTTTCTGCAATCGCTCTACCTGCGTTTTGTCCTAGGTCTGCGATAACATCTCTTTGTGCTGAATCTCTTAAAAAGTCAGTCACTTGGAAATATGTACCAATTTCGCCTAGTGTTATAGATGCTGAAGTTGTGTTTGTGTCAGCGGCACTTGGTGCTGTACCTTCTGTCAAATCAATTGCTGAAACTGAAGTGTAGATTGGTACTTGTAAAACTTTGCCTGTGTTAGCAGGAAAGTCAAATGTTGTTACAACTTGTCTTGCAATTGAATTTTCATAAGCGGCAAATTGTGCCTCTGCAAGTAAGTTTGTGAACAGTTCTGAGTTAATGGTTGTGTTGTTGGCCATTGTGTTCTCCTTCTTATTGGTTTAGGTTAATATAAACTATCTTTGCTCTTCACGTTTTTTATAGTTAGCAAATTTAGCTCTGTCTGATGCTCTTGTCATATCCAATTTAGAGATGTCAAATGAGTTGTCCAGTCCTACTCCATAAGATGATTGTGTGGTTGTGGTGTTGGCAGTTGGTTGTTGAAAATGTTTGTTTTCGTTCAACCAGTTTTTAACCAAATCGTCCACTCCTACTGCTGTGCCTTGGTCCGTGTATTGAACAGAACCTTTGTCGTCAAGCACTTCAACTTCACCATCTTGTGATAGTCTAACTTTGTCTTGGAGTAATTGTTTAACCTGCTCTGGATTGATTGAACGGTATTTTGCCGCCGCATTCAATAGAGGAGTGTTCACTTTGTACTCCTTGATCACTTGATCCCTTTGATGGATCTCATCATCTTTTTTAGCGGCTAATTCTTGTAAAGTTTTCTCAAATTCCCCACGTTTAATTTGTTGTTCTTGCTGACGCTTTTCAGCCTCAGATTTCAAATCACGCAGTTCATTGGGATCACCTAAATCCTCATAAGGTTTCAATAATTTTTTGGTTAGACTGCCCTTCATCCTTGCCATCATATCATCTACGTCTTTCTGTGAATAAGATTTTTCCGCTGGTGCCTGATTTTCGTCAGTGTGTGCTGTTGTGGCATCAGTTGCCACTTGTTTCGTCGCCAATGTATTTTCTGTATGGTCCATTGTTGTACCTCGCCTCCTGTTAGAGTTAATTTATTAATCACATAAAGTGATTTTAATTATTTATGTGATCCTTACATTTAAGGTGTCTATTTGAGTAGAAACCTCAAAATTTTTATTTCTTAGGCTTTGGTTTGGGTTTGCCTGGGTTGCCTGGTTTGTGCCAACTCATTACTTGCCCTCCATTGTGTAGCCTTGTGCTGTTAATTGGTTGTGCTGTTCTTTCGTGCTAACTGTGACGCTTTCACTGTTTGGTCCAATCATCTGATGTGTGGGATATGTGTCAGTCACTGCCTCTTCATAATTTTCCACTTTTAACCATTCAGCAATTGATTTGTCTATGTGCTGTAACAATTGAGGTGAGGTTGCCGCTTCTTTGGCAACTTTCAATTGGTTAATTTCTGTGCCTGTGTCTCTGACATTGAATGATCCTGGATAATCAATTACACCATCCCATTCATACCCTTGGTATTCACACCACAGTTTCCACATCTGTTCTTCTGCCAATTCCAAATTGTCTGCTTTTTCTGACAGTTTGGCATTTAACAATTGAAACTCTGTCTCCATTGCCACACCGCTCATCACCTTTGACTCTGTGGCTCTCACTGCCCCAACATTTGCCATTTTGTCAATGGCAGTAATAGTGTGTTGAATGCTTTGGTATATGCTGGCAATGTTGCCTCCAGAAAATTCCAATGCGTATGGTTTTAGTCCTGGATCCAAATTGTCAGGCATTTCTATCAATGAGCCTGGACCAACACCTGCGTTGGTTTCTTTTGACTTAACCAAACTAGGATGTGAATCCAATGCGATTGCCTGTTGCACTTCTGATGTTGAATTGTAAATGAATCTTTGTGCATCTGCTATGTCTGAGATATCTGAAATTCCAATGCCTCTGAATGTTGAATGCTTGTTGTATGCCAACACACAAGGTATCTTGCCTAAACCATTGGGAACTTCTTCTTCTTGAACCACTTCGTTCTTTTTAAGGTCCACCACAGTGGTAACAATTCTGTCAGGATACCATTTTTTAACTGTTCTCACATCTCCATTAACGTCTTCAAGATATTTGATGTATCCTAGAGTGTGTCTGCCAGATGGGCTTCTTTTAAAGTCCCAATCCAAAACCATAATGGGATTTATGATTGAAAGGTATGGTCTAACGCCTGCATCATATTCTTCTGCTCTGCTCTGTGCAGTTATATTGGGCTTGGTCACAAACACCCAACAGTGTCCAAACACTGATGACCAAGTTGACACATCTTTCATAAATTGATTTAAACTTTTGCCTTCAAAATCTGCATCTCTCATAAAGTTTTTCAATTCAGGTGCGTTCTCAATTGATCCAAATTCTCTTGTGGGCTCTGTTCTAAACAAGAAAGAATTGTATGTGCTAATTATTGATGCACAATGGTTCTCTAATGGAGTGTTGTTCAATCTTTGTTGAAACTCTGAATTGGTTTCCAATTGATATCTAATTAAATTTTGTGCTCTTCTGTATTCTTCTCCACCTATGTAAGATTCCAATAGATACTTCCATCTTTTGTAATAAGTGTCATACAAATGGTTACCGCTGATCAATGCGGATATTTCTGATCTTAATGTTTCTGTTATGTTCATTTATTGTTACCTTGTGAGTTGGTTTGATGTTCCAATTTTTTGTCCCCATCTTTCAGGCACATACGGTTCCTGATTGCGTTGTAATGGAAAAATAAATGCCACACAATACGATATGGCATCAAACATATGATCAAACCCACTGTCCTTGTTGGGAACTTGTGTGCCTGGTTTAAAACTGTATTTTTCCAAACTTTCTATGCTGTATTTACATCTTTTAGACACAAACAAGTGATTTTTACTGTCTGCTGATCTCAATCTGGCATTCAGGGCGTTGATTCTGTCTCTTACAGGATCGTGTCTCCTTGGTGCTTTCACATTGAACCCTGCGTTCTGCAGAATGGTAAAGTCTGTGTGTCCATTGGCTGACGTTTTTCTTGCGACACCTGACGGATCTGGCAGGGCAAACACCTTGCTGGTGGGATACCTACGTTTTATTTCTTCTGCCAATTCATTTGTGTTGGAAGAGTACATCTGTATTTCATCTATAATGTATAGATCTTCTCCTTCTCTCACCATTATGGCGGCATTGATGGGTGCCACGTTGAAGTCCATTCCCACATAAATGGTTCTCAAATCAGCATTGGGTAATTCTTTGATGTTTTGATCTCTGTTGAATGCCCAAGCAACCTGATCACCAAATGATTCAAATGTGGCATTGAACTCTTGATTGAATTGTTTTTCAGACATATCCTGTCTGGCTTGTTCCACTTCTTCTTCACTCACAAACCCACCTTGCAGTGTGGTGAACTGCCAACTTTTCCAATTGACAGGATCTTCTTTTTCTTTGTTGAACAGATCAAATGTCCAATTGTTTTTGCCCAACGGTGTGGATATAAACAGCACACTTCCTTGTGAATCTGCCAATGCGGGTCTGATCACTTCAAAATATGCGTCTGACTGAACCTGACTGGCTTCATCTA